TAAAGATTAAAGATTAAAGATTAAAGATTAAAGATTAAAGATTAAAGATTAAAGATTAAAGATTAAAGATTAAAGATTAAAGATTAAAGATTAAAGATTAAAGATTAAAGATTAAAGATTAAAAAAATAATAAGGATATTTTGCAGGTAAATTAGGTTATAATTTTGAATTTTGGATCATTAATCATAATGAATTAGATCATATAATTTTAAAATTTTTTTATTACGATAAATTTTAAAAATTAAAATCAAATTTAAATAAAATAATTTATAACATAATCAAGATGTATAAAAAAAATGAGGATTTGTATCCTGGAAAATATAAAACATATATAAATTCACATAAAACGAGTGCTGCAATTACAATTCAAAGGGTGTGGAGGAAATATAAAACATATATAAATTCACGTAAAACGAGTGCTACAATTACAATTCAAAGGGTGTGGAGGAAATATAAAACATATAAAAATTCACGTAAAACAAGTGCTGCAATTACGATTCAAAAAGCGTGGAAGAAATATATATTTAATAAAAATTCACGGTCAGGATCTTTAATAGGTAGATTTTTTTCATGGTTTTGTATATAATTGTACTAAGTAAAAACTAATTTTTATTTGTTTAAAATTAACATTTATATTATTGTAATAGAGTAATAATATGGATCCGAAAGAAAATGCGATATCAAATAGTGATATAAATTTAGATAAGAAGTCTATATCTACAATAAAAAGTACAAAGAAATCATCAAGTATTTCTAAAAAAAAATCAGTAAGGTCTATTAAACAAGATATTGAATCAGAAGATATTTCTTTATCGCAATTAGAATTAATGGCTAACAAAAAGAAATTAAATAAACCGGATCAAATTTCAATAGTATCTAAAAAAGAGACTACAAAAGAGGATATTAAAATAGAAACACCTGATAAAAGGGCATATAGTAGTTCTAGTTCTAGTTCAAGTAGTAGTGTATCAGATGATACAAAAGGGAGACGGCGTAAAGAAAAGACTGTTAAAAGGGAAAATCAAAATGATTCTATTAGAAAAGAAAAGAGTGAATTTTTATTTAAATTTAACAAATTAAATGTAAAAGGGAAATGGAGTTCGTTACGATTAGATATGAATAGTAGTTTAGATGAAATTAGGAATGAATATGAAAGAGTAAGAAATGAAATACAAACGGAAAGATCTGTTGCATTTTTCAAAAGAATGTTATTGTTGGGAGTTCAAGGGGTTGAAATGATGAATACAAAGTTTGATCCACTTGGTGTAGATTTAGATGGTTGGAGTGAAGCGATGGGATATTCTATGGAAAATCAAGAATACGATGAAGTAATGGCCGACTTGTGTGAAAAATACAAGGGAAGAGGCCAAATGTCTCCAGAAATGAAATTGATATTTATGATTATAAGTTCTGCTACAATGTTTACTATATCAAAAAAAATTACAAAAATGGATACTGGTAGTGCATTTACATCTATCATAGGTGGATTAATGGGAAAGGGTAATCAACAACAACAATACCAACAATACCAACAGCAACAACAATACCAGCAACAACAACAATACCAGCAACAACAACAACAATACCAGCAACAACAATATGATATACCAAATCCTACAGATTTGATGGCTTCTAAAAGAGAATTTACAGAAACTACAGAAGATGCAACACCTTCAAAGATTAATGGTCCATCAAGAAACATTCAAGATAATATAGATTTGGATAATATCTTAAAAACGATGAAAGAAAGAAAACGTGAAAAGGATCGTGATATTACAGAAACGTCTGATGATATATTAAAGAGTATACCAATGAATACTCAAAAGAGAGGTAGAGGAAGGCCACCTAAAAAGGTAAATAATAGTGTGAGACTTATGTAATTTTATTGGTTTCGGGATCATTGTCCGTTTTACGTTTTATTCTTTCATCAACAAGTGTAAAAACAGTTTTTGTTAAAAATGCACTAGTAATAACATTGGGATCTATTCCGGTTATAGTAGCACCATAAACCATTGATACATAAAATGATGCAAATAAAGCTACATTATGTATAGTTGTATCATTTGCTTTAGTAATTTCAAAGTAAAGTAGTGATAATATAACACCTTTTATCAAGTCTAAAATGAATTTGCGAAACAACATATTATTACTATTTATAAGGAAAATAATTTTACATATTATATAAAATTATTTTCGGATATAATAATAAGAAAGATGAGTTATTCATATATAAAAAGTGTTTTCCCTAACTTTGAAAATTCAAATAAAGTATATGACGAGGCATTATATAATAATATAAACACATTATATACCGATAAACAATCATCTATTCCTATTCCGGAAAATGTAGAATCTAAACAAACTGATGAAAATTACTCGACTTTATTAGAAAATCCTAAAATAGAAAAGATGTCAAATGTAAATACAAATGGTCAATTGCCTTTTCAATATACACAAACAAATGAACTTTCAGAAATCAGTTTTAATAAACACGGTGAACAAAATAATTTATCTTATTATAATTTGCCTATACCAAATTCTATACCAAATTCTATACCAAATTTACAACAAAATTTAAAAGAACAAATGGTAATACCAAATTTACAACAAAATTTAAAAGAACAAATGGTAATACAGAAAATAGAAAAATTTGAGGATGTCAAGGGTTGTTCTGAACCAGAATGTGAGCTTTATGTTAAACATATTTTAGAATGTAACAAGTGTAAATCTGTAGCTATGAAACAATTGGGTATAGAAAGCGATAGGATAAGAAATGAAGAGATAATGGAAGTTGTATCATATATAGTATTTGGGTTATTTATACTTTTACTAATAGATTCTTTAAAATCTGATAAAAAATAAAAACTCGTATATTAAAAAATAAAAACTCGTATATTAAAAAATAAAAACTTGTATATTAAAAAATAAAAACTTGTATATTAAAAAATAAAAACTTGTATATTAAAAAATAAAAACTTGTATATTAAAAAATAAAAATGTATGACAAAAACTTGTATATTAAAAAATAAAAATGTATGACAAAAACTCGTATATTAATAAATAATAATTTATTAAAATATGATAAGAAGACCAATATGGATGAAAATGACCTTTTATATAGTAATAGTTTTATTCCTGTTCCAGAATTATCTAATGAGGTATCTGCTGATAGTAACAGTGAATTTAAACAATATTATGAAAGAGAACGGAGTATAAATGAAGAAAAGAAATTAAGAGATAGTATTGAAAAGATGTCGATTAGGAGTGTTAGATTAGAAGAAGAAACAGATGATCAGAGTTTAATGAATACCAATCGTTTTGCAAAAAGTAATGTTAGTACACTTGTTCAACAAAATCGTAGGACAAGGGATATAGTAACATATGTTAGTATAGATTCTAGGGATAGAAATAAAGCTTTATATTTTAGACCAAGTAATTTTAAAATTTTTTTAGGGCGGAGTTTTTATAATGTAAAAAGTATTCGTTTAGCAAGTATAGAATTTCCAAATACAAATGCGGTAATTAATAATTCAAATCACAATATATATTGGACAAATAGAGAAGATATAGAATTAAACAAGATTAATGCTATTACAAATACATATCCTGAATATAATGTGCAATTACGTATAGGGAGTTATATATCATCTTCATTACAAACAGAAATGGTATCTAAATTAGCTACAGTAAAAAGAAAGGATAAATCAGGAGATTATCATTATTTTATTGTAACTTTAGATATTGATACTGATATAGTTACATTTACGTCACTTATTCTTACGCAATTATCAAATAATTCTATTCAAACATCTGTTAATACATCTATTATACAAGTAACTTTAACAAATCATGGATATTTTGATGGAGAGTATATTTATCTTCAGGGAGCAAAAACGTTAGCTGGTATACCTGGTTCTACATTAAATACTATGCATAAAATTGTTAAAATTAATGACAATTCATTTAGATTTGAAGTTAATGTAAAAGCTGCTGAAACATTACTCGGAGGTGGTAATACTTGTAAAACAGGTAGAATTGCTCCATTTAAATTCTTATTTGGAGAAAAATTAGCAACAATTGCTCCTAATATAGGTTATCCATTAGAAAACAGTTCAGATTTAATAAAGACATATATAACATCAATTGCTAATTTATACCAAGCTCTTATAGTTACAAAAACTGCACATGGATTAATATCATCTAATTTAGGGGGGATTTGTACAATAAATGGTTCCGGTACAACACCATCTTTAAATGGTAATAAAAGAATTACTCAAATAATATCGGCAACTTCATTTAATATTCGTTTAGATACACCTTTGCTTTTAGAAAGTTATAACACTGGGCAGGTTACAATCAATACTAGAACATTTGATATTCAAACAATATTAAATGTATCATCAAATACTATTTTGGTAACAACATTTACAGAACACAATTATACAACTACTGATATAGGAAGTAATGTTACATTGTATTCTACAACAACTACTCCAAATTTAGATGAAACATATACTATTTACAATGTTTTTGATACAACAAGTTTTGTTATACCAGGTTCACTTCCAGATGGTGGTTTCAGTCCACCTAGTGGATCATCTGGATTACCAGGAGCAGATGGATATATTCCTAAAAACAAACCATTATTAACACATACACCAATAATTACAGGTATTACTAAAGGAATATCTACAACAACATTTGTATGTCCCAACCATAAATTAAAACCAGGTGATACAATTAGATTTATTGATTTTGTTTCATTTCCTGATTTGACAAAGTCAACGTCAACTGTATTTGCTGTACCAAGCAATGATACTTTTGTTATAAATAATACTTTAATTTCACATGATGAGACAAATATAATTAATGGAACTGCAAAAGTAGGATCTGGGTTAATTACCGTATCTTTTCCTGGACACGGATTTAATAAAATAGTAAGTATTGAAAATACAACAGGATTTCCTACTGGGCAAACTTTTGGTAATTTAATATTAGTACAGACTCAATTGCCTCATAATTATACTACAAATAATATGGTTAGTATTCAACAAACAGATACAACTCCTACAATCGATGGTGGGTATAATATTACAATTACATCATCTGATAAATTTACAATACCTTATTCTTATCCTATTTTATCATCAGGTACATCAGGAATTACCAGTTTTAATCAAAATTTTTATTTATATGGATCTGATATTACTGGTGGTATAGATTCAGCAAATATAAATAGTAAAATATTTACCGTAAGAGATATCCTAGACTCTAATACATTTACATTTTACAATACGGATTCTCAAGCTACATCAACTGAATATGGTGGTGGCAATAATGTATATATTAGTAGTTTATTGCACGGGTTTAATGGACAACAAACAAATACAAAAAATAGTTTATTAAACAGATCTATAAATTTACAAGGAGAAAATTATGCTTTCTTGTGTTGTCCACAACTAGCAACTATGTTGAATACTGGAAATGTTAAAAATGTTTTTGCTAGAATTACTTTAGATCAATCACCTGGAAGTATGGTATTTTCTTATTTAAGCAATCCCAAAATATTTGATTCAGTACCGCTTTCACAATTAAATGACTTGGACTTTTCTATTTTAAATTATGACGGTGTTGAGTATGAATTTAATGATTTAGATTATTCATTTACTTTACAAATAACAGAAGTAGTAGATGTAACCGATAACTTTCAATTGTCAAGTAAAAGAGGTATTGTTGATAATTAAAGTCAAATTAATGTAAAATTGAATTAAAATAACTACTAATGTTATTTTAATGGAAGACACTCCGAATTTAAAAGACAAAGAAATTCCTTCTGGATCATATCTAAGTAAACGAGGATATGTTATTAAAAAGGATTCTATAACAAATGAAGAATTGGTTATTTTACGATCACAATTAAGAGCAAGACCTTTACAAGATGATAAATACAATACCTTTAACCAAACTGATACTAGTTATCCTATTTATACAGAAACAAAAAATAAAATATATATACCAAAAATGTATGGTATTAATAGATATGGAGATCCTAAACGATATATGCCTAATTATATAGGTAAATCTTGGGAAAATCTTGATTTAAATTTTAATGGTACACTTTTTGATAATCAAATTGAACCAGTTAATGCATTATTATCCGCTTGTAAACAATCGGGTGGAGGTATTTTAAACTGTATGACAGGTGGTGGTAAAACTTTCATGTCAATTAATGTTTTATCTCGATTAAAGACGAAAACTATCGTAGTTGTAAATAAAATACCTTTAATGCGTCAATGGGAATCTGAATTGCGACGTTTTATTCCTAATATTGAAATTGGATTTATTCAAGGTCAAAAAAATGTATCGGTAGAAGGAAAAGATGTT